AATTCAACAATTGATAATTACAATCCTATCCTCACTTATTTTTGTGGGGTCATATGCCACGTTGGCAAAAACAACTAAATGAACATTTTTATTACAACAAAGATCTACAGATCTATATTTCGTACTTGCAAAGCATCTATTCTTCATCATCTCCATCGCTTGATAGTTCATCATTTCGGATGAACATCTGGGTACATCAAATGCAATATTTCTCTCTGGATCTTGAGCATACATATACAGTATGTCCTGGGTCTTTCCTCCGGCAGTGTAAAACCATCCATACTTGATTAATTCTTTCGCGAACATCGATTTTCCTTCTCCTCCATCTGGTCCATAAACCCAGATGATAGTACGATCATCTGGTTCAGTTAGAATTAAATCGTGTAACTCTTTCTGCCATGGACGAAGCTGAAGCTTCGTTTTTTCTTTCATAAAATCTTCTTTCAATCTCTTCGCGTTACATCGAAGAGCAGTATCTGGATCCTTCAATTGCATTTCTTCTGGGTCTTCTAAATATCTCTCCATCGTCTTCCTCCTGTGAGATCCTCTCTTCAATAAGTCACCATAACTCCAGGGACCTGCAACTCTTGTTTCTTCTTTCTGAACATAAGCTGATGCTTCTTCAATTGTACCTTTCATTTTCTCTACATGAGGATTTCCCCCAATTATCTCCTTAACAGTCGAGAATCGAGCTTTCTTCTTCAATTGAATTACTCCCTGGATATGGTCATGAGTTCCTCTTTCGTGTTGCCAGACAGCGTATTGAACTCTCTCGTCGAACGAGAGAAGAGGGAGAGCTCCTTGGAAGTTGCGTGTGAAAACCCAATTCGAACAAGCCATATTTAATTTATGAATTAAATAAATCTATTTATACCAGTTCCAAGGAGGGTGTTCCAAGGCGGGGTAATACTATACCCGCCTTGGTCCAAGGTGAAAACGACAACGTTTTGCTAAATGAACAAAAGAGCGGGAAATTTCCCGCTTCGCTAAGTTTAAAAAACA